CCTCCTCGAGCGGCTTGTCCAGCAGCTCGTAGAGCCGCGAGCCGTACTCCGGCCGCATCACCCGCGAGCCCAGCGGCGTCGAGAGTACGTCCTCGATCGCCTGGCGCAGCCGCGCCACCCCCTCGATCGCCCGCCCGGTGTGCCTGTCCATGCCCCGCATCACTCGCCCTCCGCCCGCACCAGCGTGCGATAGCCCCGATCGTCCACCACGTGCTCCACCCGCTCGGCCCGGTAGCTGCCGTTCACGCCCTCCCGAAAGCCGGCCAGCTCCAGCGGCGTGCCGGCGGCCAGGCGCGGGTCGCCAGCCAGCTCCAGGTTGATCTCCGAGGTGCCGCGGTTGAACCGGCGCAGCCGGGCGTTGGCCGCCCAGCTCGCGGTCTCAGCGTCCGGGTACTCGCGCCGCAGCCGGTACACCGGCTCGCCGCTGCCGGCGGTCACCTCGTTTACCTCGCCCTGCTCGATGTCGTGGTAGTGCGCCACCACCGAAGCGTAGCGCGAGCGCTGCGGCAGCGTCACCCGCCAGCTCTCCAGGTCCGCCGGCCCCAGCCGCACCGCCTCCAGCTGGCGGCCGTCCGCCGTGCGCGCCTCGGCGCGGGAGACCACGATCAGCCGTCCGCCCGCGGGCTTGGCGATGCCGTCGCGATCGCGCGCCAAGCGCGCCAACAGGTGCAGGTCCGACTCGTCGAGCTGATCCACGTGCTCCAGCCAGGCGCCGGCCAGCGGATCGCCCACCCGCGCCTGAAAGCCGTGCTCGGCCGCCACGGCCTCCACCAGCTCGCCGAAGCTCAGCTCGTGCCAGCTGCGGGTGCGCGGCTCGCGCAGACTCTGCCGGCGGCCCCGCAGCGTCTGCGAATTGCTGAAGTTGGCCGCCCGGCCGGTGATGCGGATCGTGTCCGCCGGCCCCGACAGCTCCACCTCGTCCACCACGTACAGCCCCATCTCCTGCGCCTTGCCGTCGTAGCCCAGGGCCACCGTCAGCTCCACGCTGGTGCGCGGCAGCACGATCTGCCCGTCGCGATCGTCCACCCGCAGCTCCAGCGTGTCCGAGTCGAGCCCATCCTCATCCACCAGGCGCAGACTGAGCAGGCGCTCGGCGAGCACCTCGGTCACGTCCTTGCCGTCGGCGGTAATGCGATGCACCGGCCGCATCAGTCCCACAGCCTCACGACGGTGCGCGCGACCGGCGGGTCGATGCGCGGCAGCACAATGGCGACACCGGCCGCGTAAATCGGCCCCAGCTCCGCCAAGCCCGGATTGGCGTCCAGCACCTGTTCCAGCACATCCACCCGCTCGTAGTGGCGGTAGCAGATCCGGTCCAGGCGGTCGCCGTCCTTGGTGCGGTAGGTCACCATAGGCGCAGCGCCTCCTCGCCGTAGCGCGCGATCGACAGCCGAAACTCCTGACGCCGGGGGCGGCCGTCCTTATCCAGATAGCTCGCGGTCTCCTCGATCCGCTCGATCGCCCACAGCCCGTAGATAAAGCCCGTACCGTCCACCAGCGGCAGCGGCTTACCCAGCCCCGCCTGCAGCCGCATCAGCTGGATCTGCTGCCGCCCGCCGCGGTAGTGCGGGTAGATCACCCCGTCCAGGTCGATCCGATCCTCGCCCACGCCGACGAACTGCCGCGCCGGCCGCCGGCCCAGCCGCGGCTGGGCGCGCCAGCGGTACTCCGTCACGCGCCGCAGCTCGCGGTAGGCCGCCGTGCGCACCGAGAAGCGATAGGCCCCAAGCAACATCATCATCGTCAGCTCACCTCATCGAACAGCGCGCCGCGGTTGCGCCGGGCCATCTCGCGATCGCGCTCATCAAGCTCTCGGCGCACCAGCGCCGCCAGCTCGTGCAGATCCGCCCCGGCCGGCGCCTGCACCGTGATCTCGTAGCGGTTGTGAATCTCCACCGAGCGGGCCGGCTCGCCGCCGCCGGCCCCGACCGCCAGCGCCCCGGCACCGGCCAGCGCCGCCGCCTGCGCCGGCTCCAGCACCTGGCGCACCCGCGCGGTCACCGTCTCGTCCCCGCCCAGCCACTCGCGGGCGCTGCCCCAGGCACGGCCCAGCGTCTCGCGCAGGCTGTGGCCGAGCGCATCGCCGCCCAGCGAAACCCCCTCGCCGATGGTGCGCGGGATGGCCGCGCCCGAAGCGGTCAGGTCGGACAGCGGGCCGGTCTTGGCGTCCGAAAAGGGCAGCAGCTCGCGCGCCTTGCCCAGCACCCCGCGCACCGCCTCCAGCGGCGCCCCGGCCACGCTCTTGATGCCCTCGGCCAAGGTACCGAGGATCGCCCGGCCGCTCTCGCTCCAGTCGATCCCGTCCAGGTAGCCGCGCGCCGCCTCAAAGCCGTTCATCAGCAGCCCCAGCGGGCTCCAGGCGAAGGCGGTCTCGAACAGCTCGCGCGCACCGCCAAGACGCCCGGCCACCCAGCCCACCGCCTCACCCACCGCGCGGATCGGCGCCACCACCGCCAGCGCCGCCGCGGCCACCACCGTGCCCAGCACCTGGCCCACCGCCTCGCCGGCACTGCTGGCCCGGCCCAGCGCCTCGGCCGAGGCGTCCACCGGGCCGAGCAGCCCGCGCACCCAGCCGATGGCCGCGCCGATCTGCTCGCCGACCCAGCCCAGCGCCGCCCCCAGCGGCTCGAACAGCGGCGCCAGCGGCACGATGGCCGTACGCACCGCCGCGCCGATGCTTTCAAACCCCGCATGAAGGGGCTCCAAACCGGCTTTGATGCCGCTCCAAAGCCCCGAGAAAAACGACTTCACCGGCTCCCAGTGACGCACCACCAGAAAGGCCGCCGCCGCCAGCGCCGCGATCACCGCCGTCACCGGGTTGAACACCATGCCCAGCGTCGCCACCGCCTTGAGCCGGGCCGCCGCCAGGAGACTGGCGGCGGAGAAGGCGTGCATCTGCACCGTGGCCAGCGCCACCGCCGCCTGCGCCGTGCGCAGCGCCACCACACCACCCACCAGCGCCCCGCGCACGAAGGTCCAGCCGTAGCCCAGTGCGATCGCCGCCACCCGCCCGGCGATCATGCCGGCGGTCAGCCCCACCACCCACTTGGTGGCCACCGGGAAGCGCTCGGCCAGCTCGGTGAGACTCGTCGCCGCCTGGCCCAGCGCGCCGCCCACCGCATTCACCCCCGGCAGCAGCACGCTGCCCAGCGCCGCCGCCGCCTCGGTGGTGCGGTTGCGCAGGATCTGCAGCTGCGCGGCGGTGGAGTTGATGCGGGTCTGGTAGGCGCGCTCGGTCGCCCCCTCGGCGGCCGTGGCCAGCTTGTCGTAGGCCCGCTGCAGCCCTTCCAGGTCGTTGAGCAGCAGCGCCACCTGGGCGCCCTGGTCGCCGAAGGCCTCCTGCAGCGCGCGCGCCTTCTCGTCCGGGTCGTCGAAGATATCCAGCGCGTACTGCAGGTTCTCCAGCGTGGCCATCAGGTCCATGCTGCCGTCGCGGTTGCGCTCGATGTGGAAGCCGAACTCCTCGGCCGCCTTGCCCATCTGCCGCAGCATGGCGTTCATCGCCGTGCCGGCCCGCGAGCCCATCAGGCCCGCGCTGTTGAACTGGCCGAGGATCGCCGCCGTCTGCTCCAGCGAGATGTTGTAGCGGATGGCCGCCGAGGCGCCCTCCCTGAAGCTCTCGCCCAGCTGGCCGAAGTCGCGGATCTGAAAGTCCAGCTGCGCCTGGGTGAGCACATCGCCGATGCGTGCCAGGCGCTGCTCCATGCCGCCTTCCATGGCGCGGCCGAGGTTGTTGTAGACCACGCCGATCAGCTCGCCCACCTGCTCGGCCTGGCCGTCGGTGGCGGTGGCCACCTTGGCCACGATCTCGCTGCCAAAGCGCGCCGCCGCGGCATCGAAGCCGGCCGAGGAGAGCGCGTACTGGATGCCCAGCATGTCCGCCGCGCTGGTCGGGTTGTTGCGCCCCCACTGCAGCGCGTGGCGGCGGGCATCGCGCATCGCCGCGCCCACATCGTCGGCGCTGATCACCGTGCGCAGGCGCACCTCCGCGCTCTCCAGGTTCATCGCCGCGCGGATCGGCGCCTGCAGCGCCGCGCCCAGCGCCACCGCGTCCATCAGCTGGCCGCGCATCGCCGCCCGCTGCTGACGCACCTGGCCCTGCATCGCCATCGCCTCGCCCAGCCGGGTCTGGTGATGGCGCAGGTTGTTCATCGCATCGCCCAGGCGCTTCTGCTGCCCCTCCATGTCGCGGTAGGACAAGCCCAGCTGACCGACCTCGCGCCGGCTCGCCGCCAGCACCTTGCGCTTTTGTTCGAACGCCTCCTGCGCCCGGTTCGCCTCGCGGTGAGCGGCGGCCAGGTCGTTGCGCATCTGCCGGGTGGGGGCGCTGGACTGGCGGATCGCCGCGGAGAGGGCGGCCACGCGCTCGCGCGCCGAGCGCAGCGTCTGCTCGGACTCGTGCAACTGCTGCTGGTTGACTTGAAAGCCGCGCAGGGCGCCGACCTTGCGGTCCATGCTTTCGACGGCCTGGCCCAGGCGGTTAAACTGGCGCTGAGCGCCGCCGAGCACCTGATGGAAGGAGCCCGCGAGCGCCGCACCTATGGAGATGGAGACCGCGAGGTTGTTCGCCATGCTCGACCGCCTGATTCACCGAATGGCCACCCTCAACGGGTGGGTGATCTACGCCCTGGGCGTGGTGGCGGCCTTCCTTGGCCTGTGGTTCGCCGAGGGCTACGACGCCGCGCAAAGCCTCCTGCTCGCACCCGTCGCGGCGCTGATCGCCGCCCCCGTCATCGCCGCCGTCTACCTCGCGGCGGCCCTGCCGCTGCTGGCGGCTTCGCTACTGCTTTCATCGCTGAAAGCCATGCTTCCAGCTCGTCGAAGGTAAGCCCCGACAGCTCGCCAAGGCCCCAGCCGGTGTAGCGGGCCAGGATCAGGACGCCGGCTCGGGCTTGCTCCGGCGTCCAGACAGAAAACCCTGATAGACCTCCTGCAGCTGGCCGTAATCCACCATGTCCAGCGCGTGGATGGTCTGCGGCGCCACCTCGCAGAGGTTGGCGAACAGGCTCACCTCGCGCTCGGCCGGGTCGCTCTTGTGCTTGCCAGCCGCCAGCTCATCGCCCACGGTCGGGCGGCGCATCGAAAGCGTCTCCAGGCGCTTGCCGTCCCGCTCCACCGGGAACTCCAACGTGATTTCGGTCTTCGCCATGTTCGAAACTCCTTAAATGCCGATGGCCCGGCGGACCTCTTCGAGCTGATCCACGCCGCCGATGATCAGCTTGCAGTTCTCCGCATCCAGCTCGTGGATGGTCTCGCCGTCGATCGCCAGGCGGTACCAGCGGGCGTTGATCGTGCCCTCCATCTCCGCGCGCGAGTCGCCGTCGAAGCTGCCCAGGTTGGTCTGGTAGTAGAGGCCGCGCACATCCACCCGCACCTCGTGCACCACGCCGTCGTCGCCGCGCTGGGCGCCGCGCACCACCAGCGGCAGCCCGCGGCCGTTGGCCAGCCCGAACAGCTTGAGCACCTCCGGGTTGTACTCCTTGAGTGTGAAGCCCACGTCCACCGGCTCCACCCGGCCCATGGCGATGCGCACCCCGGCGGCCAGCCCGCCGCTGTCGTAGTCCTCGGTCTTGAGCGTAAGCTCCGGGAGCTGGACGTCGATCCGCCCCGCGTAGCCACGGCCGTCGATAAAGGCCGCGTAGTTGACGATCGTGCTCGGAATCATGGCCCTGCCTCCTTAGCCGAACAGCTGGGCGACGGTGTAGTCGTTGTTCACCGCCGCCTCGAAGATGATGTGCTCGCCCACGCCGTAGCGGCCGTAGTCGAACTTGAACCAGGCGCGGCCCGCCTCCATGGAGTTCTGCGTGTTCCGCGTCTGGGAGAAACGGCATGTCCCGCCGGAGATGATGTTGCGGCCCTGCAGGTCGCGCAGATAGGCGTTCACGTTCTCGGTCACCGCGTCGGCGAAATCGCGCGTGATGTTGCGGTCCAGCGCCCACAGGNGAGCCTGCACCAGGCTCTCCAGGATCATGTCGTGCAAGCGCACGTGCGGCTCGTAGGCCCACATCGGGTCGTCCGAGCAGGTGCGGTTGCCCCAGGTGCGAAAGCCGTTCAGGTTGACCACCGTCGAGACGCCGGCCTCGTTCAGGTAGTGCGCCCGCGTGCCGCGCTCGGAGAGGCTCACGTCGATCGGCCGCGCCGTCCCGGTGAGGCCGTTGATCGGCTGGTTCGACACGCTCACGTGAAAGCCCTGGGCCGGGTCACTGTCCACCATCGCCCGCACCCCGGCGAAGTAGGCCGCCGCCGAGCGCTGCCCCTCCTCGCCGGCCTGCGAGTCCCAGTGCTTCACGTACGGATCGATCAGCTTGAAGCGGCGGTTGGCCACGCTCTGGTAGAGCTTCACCGCGTCCGCATCGGTGGTGTTGGGGCCGTCGGCGTAGCAAAAGCCGCGCAGCCGCGTCACGATCGGCTTGAGCGCCTCGATCACGGGGCTTGCGGTGATCTGATCCTGCTCGTCGCGGGTGACGAACGAGGTGTACTCCGGCACGCAGAGGATGCGCGGGGTCAGCCCGTACTTGCCCTGGGCCGCGAGCAGGGCGTGGACGCCCTTGAACTGCCCCGTCTGCGGGTCCAGCCCGCCCTCGATGTTGGCCACCACCTCGGTCTCGCTCTGGGCATCCTCCACCCGCACCACGATCACCGTGGCGCCGGCCTGGCGGTAGATGGCGTCGATCGCATCGGGCAGGGTGCCGCGGTGCTCGCCCACCGTGTCCAGCCCCAGCGCGTCCTCGCGGTTAAGCACCAACACCGGCTCATCGGCCGGGAAGGCCTCCGGGTCGGCGTCCGGCGCCGTGCCCACCAGCCCGATCACCGAGGAGCGGGCGGTGCGGATCGGCCGCGGGCCGCCGGGGGCGGTGATCGCCTCGATACCGTGCAGAAACTCCAGCGACATCAGCTTGCCTCCTTCTGGTCACGCTTGACCGCGCGCTTGGGCGCGGCCGTCTCCAGGTGGCCGCTGATGCGCAGCGGGCGCGCCTGGCGCTCGGTGAGCCGGATCGCATCCCCGGCCCGGTAATCCTTGCCCGCGTGCCGAAAGGCGCGCTTGACCGTATAGGCCGGGCTGTGTTCGTTGCTCTTGCTGGTCATGACACTCCCCTTGGTTAGCCGTTATCCGCCCGCGAATACGTCCGCCGAGCCCGCCGCCACCGCCGACCCGCAGGCCACCGGATCACCCACCCGCACCAACGGCCGGTCGTTCACGAACACCGTGCCCGACCCGGCCGCCGCGCTGGAGGCGTGGGCGCTGTTGCCGCAGGCGTGCACCGCAAAGCCATCGCCCGCGCGCAGCGCCGGCAGGCCGTTGATGCCCACATCCGGGCTGCCCTCGATGGAAGGGCGCGGCGGGAAGCAGCCCTCGCCGCTGCAGCGGTCCCCCTGTCTACTCACCGCCGGCATGGATGCGCTCCTTTAAGATGTCGCGGTTGGCGTTGTACTGATGCAGCACCTGGATCAGGTACTGCCCCGTCGCGCTCACCGGCACCGGGCCGGATGAGGTGTTCATAAGCCCGCTCGCCGTCGCCGTGAGCCGGTACTCGCGCTTGTTGGCGCCGTTGGCCGCGAACTGCACGATCTCGGCCGCGGCCGGCACCTCGCCCCAACCGGCCACCGTCGCCACCGCCCCGTCCAGGCGGTAGCGGATCAGCTCGATGGGGAAGAGATCCGGCACCGTCTCCGGCCAGCCGACGATCAAGGTATCCCCCGAGGCGACCACCTCCACCCCGGCCGGGAAGGCCGGCTCAACCGACCAGCTCCAGCCGGTGAACACATCGTGCCCCGAGGCGCGGATCGCCTCGGCCACCCCGCGCTCGAGGTCGAACTCGCGGATCAAAAGCCCCTCGGCCGGCGTGAGCTGCATCGCCATCAGTTCAGGTCCACCCGCTTGCCGGTGATCTTGACGTTGCCGCCGGCCGCGATCGTCACATCCCCGGCCGCCGCCAGCGCGATCGCACCGCCCGCCTGGGCGGCGATATCGCCCTCGGCCTCGATCTGCACCTCGCCCACGCAGTAGGCCCGCAGCGCGTGCGCCTCGCGGTCGTACTCCACCCAGGTGCCGTCCGCGTACTCCACCCGGTGCACGTTCGGCGAGCCGGCCGGCGCCGGGTGCGCCGCCCGGTAGATCGCCGCCAGCACCACGCCCGCCGCCAGCTCGCCGTCCGGCGAGAGCACCACCACCTGCTCGCCCACCTCCGGCGCCCACCAGCTCGAATCGCCCCCGGCGCGCGCCGTCAGCCACGGCAGCCAGCCGGTGACTGCCGCGCCGATGCGCACCCGCACCCGCGCCCGCTCGTAATCGGCCTCCTCGACACGGCCGAGCTTGACGATGCGCGAGAGCCGCCGGTCCATCTCCGAAAGCTCAAAGTCCCGGTCCGTCATTCGCCGCCCTCCGGGTACACCAGCTGCTCGTAATCCTCCGGCGCATCGCCGCCCATGCCCGCCAGCACCTCGGTGGGCTGGTAGCCGTCCGACCCCCACACCGACTCGCCCAGGCGCAGCCGCTGGCGCCAGGTCACCACCCACAGCGCCAGGCTGCGGCCGCGAATCTGCCCCGAGCTTGCGTTCTCCACCCGCTCCAGCGCGGCCGGCGAGACGCCGGCCAGGCCCCACTGGCGCTGATGCACCGCCAGCACCACCCGCTCCACCAGCCCCAGCGCCGAGCGGTTCAGCGCCTGCGGGCCGCCGGCATGGTCGGCCACCACATAGGCCGCGAAGCGCCCCTCCAGCTCCACCTGCCCGGTGCCCGCCGCCGAGGGCGTGCCGCCCAGGCAGGCCACGAACAGCGCGGGCGGGTGCAGCGCCATGCGCTCGCCGTCGAACTCTCCGGCGTAGGGCTTGCACTGGCGCAGGCCCTTGACCTCCTTGGCCAGCACCGCCGCCACCGCGTCCACCACGCCGTCCAACGCCACCCCGTGCTCGCTCATCGCAACGCCTCCGCCAGGTGATCGGTGAGAATCCGCCCGATCTCCTGTTCGTCCTCTTGATTGATGCCCAGGAACGGGCGCGCCGGCAGCGTCAGCCGCTTGCCGCGCCCGGCCCGGCCGCCGAACTGGTGAATGGCCGCGTACACCAGGTTGCTGCCGATCTCCACGGAACTCGGGCCGGCGCGGTAGGTGATGGAGTCGCGCAGGTGGCCGAAGTTGACCAGCGTCTTGCCGCTGACCAGCACGCCGTCGCGCACCTTGGTCTGTTCGGCCGCCCGACGGCTCTGCGGCCACGGCTCCCCGTCCGGCCCCCGGCCCTCGCGAAAGCGCTCGGTCGTCTGGCTCACCAGGTACTCGCCGATCTCGGTCAGCGGCCGGCGCAGGTCCGCCCCGGCCCGCTGCAGGGCCTCGAAGGCCTGGCGCAGCGTGCCCTCGTCGAACCGCACATCGACCCGCGCGCCCGCCATCAGTAGCTGCCCCAGTTGAATTGGCTCTTGCCCTGGCCCACGCGCACCCGCCCCAGGGTCGCCCCCTCGGTGCCGGCGCCGCCGCCGGGCAGGGCGCCGACCAGTGCCACCTGGCCGCGCGCCGCCGCCTTGAGCCAGCCGATCGCATCCTCGTAGGGCGTGAGCTGCTCCGGGCCGGGGNAGCGGTGCAGCATGTAGCGGGCGATATCGCCCGCCCGGCTGCCCAGGTCGTTCTCGGTCACCGCCTGCGGCGGCAGCGGCAGCTGGTAGCGCGAGCGCAGGTAGGTGTCGATCCGGTGGCTGGCACGCGCCACCGCCGAGTCGATCCGCCCCAGCGCCGTCTCCGCGTCCGCCACCGCCTCCGGCTCGAAGCCATCCAGCGGCGCACCCGCGAGCAGGGCGGCGAGCACCTCGGTATCGCAGCCGGTGGCCTGCGCCAGCTCCCGCGCGCCGAACAACTCCGCCAGACCCTGCGCCGTCAGGTACATCGCTTAGGCCCCCTTGCCCTTGGCCGGCTTCTTGGCCGGCTCGGCCGGCTGGTCCGCCTCGGCCAGGCGGCCCAGGCGCAGCAGCTCGGCGGCGTCCGCCGCCGGCATCGGCAGCAGGCTGCCGGCGCCGTGCGTCTTGCCCCGGTAGCGCACCGGGGAGAGCACCCGATACTCGCGCTCAGCCATCAGACCGCCCCCTCGATGAAGAAGCCCAGATCCGGCGCCGTCACCAGCTCCTTGAGGCTCTCGGCCACGCGCACGCGGGTGCCGCCCTTGGCGCCGATGTTGCGGTCGAACCACTGCGCGGCGTCGCGGCTGCCGTAGGGCGCGGTGAAGCCGAAGGTGGCGCCCTGGTTGTTGTCCGCCAGGCGGTCCACGTGCAGCATGGCCACGTGATTACCCCAGGCCACGCGCAGGTCGGCCGGCTGGCCGATGCGGGCGGCGTTGACCAGGGCGCGGCCGACGATCACCTCCTCGACCTCCAAAAGCTCCGCCACCGCCTCGCGGGCGGCCACGCCGGAGTCGCCGCTGTTGCGGTGGGTGGCCTTGACGATCTTCGGGTGCTGGCGGAACTCGCGCCACGCGCCCTGGCCGAACACCACCCGGTTGGGACGCATCACCACGCCGTCCAGGCTCTCCAGCATCAGCCGCAGCGGGTCGGAGCCGGCGTCGGTGAACTTCTCGCCCGCGGCCAGGGTGACCTTGTTGGCGGTCGGGTAGGTGGCCGGGTTGAACACCAGGTTGGCCACGCGGATCTCGCGGTCCAGCTCGATCAGGTTGCTCAGCCACTCGGTGACGCGGCCCAGCGGGTTCTGCCCCTCGGGGGCGTTGTCGATGTCGCGCTGCGGCAGGCCGTGCTCCAGGCCGAAGTCCTCGGCCGAGGCGGTGCGGTCCTCACCCTTGAAGTACACCTCGGGGGTGGCCGAGCGGCGGCCCACCAGGGTGTTGGGCACCGTGAAGGCCTGCTCCAGCGCGTAAAAGAAGTACTTGAACTCGCTCTGCCCCAGGGCGGGGATGCGCGGCAGCACGCGGTCGGCGATCATCTCGCGGTTGCGGTAGCCGATCGCGATCTGCGTCAGTTCCGGGTCTACCGGCCAGGCGCTTACTTCTCCAGCCATTGTCGTTTGCTCCTATATATAGAGGTGTCAGGCGGCGGCGCCGTGGCCGATCAGCACAATGCCCAGATCGCCGTTGATGCCGGAAACCATCGCGGTGCCGACCACGCGATCGCCCGCGGTCGCCGGGATGGCCTTGCCGTCCGCGTTGCTGGTGAGCCGGTCGCCGTACTCGACCAGGGCGCCGTACTCCACCCCGGCGATGCCGCCGTGGATGGCGTCCACCCGCTGGCCGTCCGCCGCGCCCACGTCGGGGGTGACGCCCACCAGGGCATCGGTGCCGGCGCCGGCCTGCTTGACCGTCTGGTCCTCGCTGCCGGCGGCAACGATGCGGTGCGGCGCGATCGCGCCCTGGGCGCGGTAGTTCATCGTCAGTCCGGGCTTCACTGGCTTGCCTCCTTCTTCACGTGTTCCCACGCCTCGGTAAAGGTGATCTCATGGCCCGCCTTGCGCTGAGCCTCCTGGAACTCCTGAGCCTTGGCCCGCAGCGCCGGGTAGTCGTCGGCGGCCAGCGGCTCGCCCTCATCGCGCCGGGGGCCGACCGGCACCACCTTCGGCTGGTTGGCCATGAAGGTGCGCAGGAAGTACTCGCGGGCGTTGGCGCTTTTCTGCTCATCGCCGGCCGCGAACTCGAAGCTGGCCTCACCGTCCAGGCTCGCCACGAACTCGGTCAGGCCCGCCGCCTGCGCCGGGGTGACCTTGCCGGCGTCGATCAGCGCCGCCACCTCGCGCTCGGCCTCCTGCCGCCGGCCCGCCGCCTCCAGCTCCGCCACCCGCTCGCGGAACTGCGCGTTCTGACTCTCGTACTCCTGCCGGGCTGCCTCGCGCGCCTCTTGCTTGGCGCGCTCGACATCGGCCTCGGTAAAGGTTTTCTCGTCCGCCACTGCTGCCTCCTCGTGCTCACTGAAACTCGCCGCCGGGGCGGCCTGTGCTTCCTGGTCCGCCTGCTCGGCCAGCTGGCCGGCCTCGCGCGCCAGATCGTCCACCTCGTAGCCGGGCACCGCGCGGTCGGCCGCCTCGACGCCGAAGCGCTCCACCAGCAGCTCGCGCAGGCCGCGAAACAGCCGCGCCAGCACGCCCATGTGCATGGCCTCGCGCCAGCCGAACTCGTACACCTCGGCGGCGGCGTCGTTGAACTCCACGTCCTTGAGCCCCTTGATGGCCGGCGGCGCGGCGCCGAGCCAGCCGACGTGGCGCAGGTAGAAGCCGCGCTCGGCGTCGTGGCCGATGGCCACCGAGCGGCGCCGATAGCGGCCCTCGGAGACCGCCTCGGCGAACTCGGGCATCACCTGCTCGGAGCGGCCCAGCAGCAGATCGCCCTCGCGCTTGAGTTCGGCGATCCAGCCGTAGGCGGGAGCATCGGTGCGGGGGTGGCCGATCACGTGAGGGGCGGCGCTGGCCGCCGAGTGGTTGGCGACGATCTGGTCCAGCTCCTCGGCCGTCCACTCGCGCTCGCGGCCGGCGCTATCGACCTGGCGGCCGGCGCGGAACAGCTCGATCCAGCCGTCGAAGCCGGCGAAGAGATGATCCCCGGCCGAGGTCGGGGCCTGTTCGATGGGTTGTGCGTTGGATGTGCTCATGGCCGCATGATCGCGGCCGGGGCATGAGCGGTCAGGATGGGAAACGTTTCCGAGGGTGTGGGAAACGGGAAGGTGGCGTCAGAGTCTCACCGCGGCGGTGAAAAAACAAGACCGCCCGGCAGGCGGCCCGGCGCGGGTACACTTGGCGGCACCTACACGAGATGGAGCCCGCCATGACCGCGACCTTGCAACGCTGGATGCTGAGACTGGCGCCCTGGGCGTGGGCGATCGGACTGATCGCCTCGCTGGTGGCGCTTGCTGAAACCCTGATCGGCTGGGAGGCGCACAGGATGATGACGTTCGGCTGGGTGCAGTGGGGCATGTTCGCGCTGATCGTGCTGCTTCTGCTGCTTGGCGAGTGGCGTGCACGGCGGCTCACGGCGGCGGTGGACACGCTGACCCGCATCAACCTGCGGCTGATGGAGGGCGGGGTACGGGAGCTGGTGGCGCGAATCGCGTCCGGCGAGGTCGCCGACTCCGCCGAGCTGCGCCGGGAGATCCAGCGCCTGGTGGACGGCCTGGCCGAGGCCGGCGAGCAACCGCAGGCGGTGGCCAACCGGCTGCTCGACCAGCTGGGCGAGCTGCTGAACGAGGCCGAGAAGACGCGAGCGCCTCAGAGGCGCTAGGAGCGCCGGGACGCTGCTGGAGGTACAACCACGCCCACCAAACCGGGATCGGCCGCCGTAGCGGCCCTCAAAGTGGTTTCAAATATGGTTAGGTTTGAAGTTGGTGATCAACTAACGGCTGGAGGTGGCCATGAGTGGTGCAGAGACTTTTAAGGCGGATGCAGTGGGCGCTAACCCGGAGCAGCTGCGGGCGATGCAGGGCATATTAGCAGATGCGATCAACGCGGGCGCCAGCGCGGCCGAGTTCGCGGCCCGACTGGACGCCTTCCGGATGGGGCAGCAGGTGCCGACGGGCCTGGGCTGCGAGTGCAGCGCGCCGCGTCAGATCGGCGAGATCGAGGCCCACGCCCTGGCGGTCGATCTGATCGACGCTCTGCAGGGCCTGAGCATCGCCCAGGCCAAGTGGGTGCTGCGCACGGCGGAGCGGATCATGGAGACCGGCACGCGCCTGGACTCGCGGCAAGGCGGCATCAGCGCAATAGCTGCAGAATTTCGGACTGCCTTCGCTGAATCAGCCGGCTAGCCTCCCGCGTGTAGTCGCTGGTCGAACTGATCGTGCCGGTCGATTTCGCCTTGGCCTCCAGGCGCCCCGCTAACAGCAGCACCTGCGAGGCCAGAATCTTCTCAAGCAGATCCTTGGTGTCTTCGCCCATCGCTCCCCCTTCGCCTTTGTACCCGTTAGGTACACTTTAGGCCGAACGATTGCGCTGTTCCACCTTGGCCGCCAGCTCCTCCAGCCTCCTCTCCATGTCCGCTATCCGTTTCTTCTCCTCAGCATCCCGGAGTATTTCCCGCTGATCGTCCTCCGAGAGCGAGGTGAACAGATCCAGCACCGCGCGCTGGCGCGGGTTCAACTCCTCCGCCTCGGATGGGGCGTCGGGATGCATCCGGCCGCGGCCGGTGAGGAGCCAGTCCAAGGACAACCCCTTCTCCTCGGCGACCTTTACGCATAACGCATAAGGCACTGACCCTCGCGTTCTCCAACTCCCCAGCGTCTGCCGGTTCACGTCCAGCAGACGGGCCAAATCACTGTCGGTCTTGGCTTCCAGCGCCTTGCCCAGTCGCTCAAGTACCGCGCCTACGGACGTGTTATGCATATCGCAGCATCCTTCGTTGACTTATGCGTTCCAAATAACTACGCTTATTCGTATTGCGGACAGATTAACCCACGAGGGACACAGCGTGAATAAACCCGGAGACGTGAGCAGCCAGGAGGGCGGCCATGAATAAGCGACAGATTCAGGCACGACTGATCGAGCGCGGCAGCAACTTCCGCCAGTTCGCGCTCGCCCACGGCTACGAGCCGCGCACGGTCACCCAGGTGGTGACGCGCTGGGCCGGCAAGCGCGATCTGCCGCGCGGCCGGCTCTCCTTTCGCATCCTGCACGACCTCTCGCAGGAGATCGGCCGGGAAGTGTGCCCCGGCCTGTTCGATGAAACCGCCTAACCGCGCCCAGTAGGAGCACCCCATGCCCAAGCAACAGACCCCGGACATCGACATCTACGCCGACATCAAGGACTCGCCGTCCGGCCAGGCGCAGCCGCTGACCGACTTCACCGCCGCCCCCGGCGGCCTGATGGTGCCGAAGACCGACCCGCGCACCGCGGCGGACTATCGCGAGGAGCAGTTGGATATCGAGACCGCGCTGGAGGGCGACACAGCAAATCGCCGGACGTCCGGCGATTTGCCGGACGCCCCCCGAGTGGCTGGCGAGCTGAGCAGCGCAGACCTGAGCCGCGTGGCTCAGGCCGTTGGCCTGGACATCGATGGCGGCAGCGCGCACCTGGTGCAGACGCTGCGCAGGGAGACCGAACAGCTCGGCATGACCATCGCCCGCATCGGCGTCGGCCTTACCGCGCTCAAGGCCCGGCTAGGGCACGGCGAGTTCGAGGCCGCGGTCGAGGAGATCGGGCTGGCGCCGCAACGCGCCCGCGAGTGCATGCAGGTGGCCCGCTTCCTCGCCGCCCAGCCGCCGGCCCGCCTGCAGCGCTTCGCCGAGCTGCCCAAGTCCAAGGTGCTGGAGCTGGCCAAGGCCGAGCCGGAGGTGCTGGACGAGTACCTGAGCGGCGAGGACGGCGAGGCCGAGGCCGGCGAGCTGGAGGCGCTGTCGGTGCGCGAGCTGCGCCTGCGGCTGCGGGAGCTGAAGGAGGAGCGCGAGGAGTTGGCCAACCAGCTGGAGGCGGCCGGCTTCGACAACGAGCGCCTGCAGAGCGAGCTGAAGGCGGCCGGCTACGAGCGCTACAAGCAGGCCATCAACAACGTCTCGCCGGACTTTCTGGAGATCCGCGAGGAGTCGGCGGTGGCGGGGGATCTGATGGTCGCCGCCATCAACAACCTGCGCCGGCTCTACGACCAGCGCCTGGGCGCCCACGCGGAGCTGTTCTCGCAGCCGCCCAACCCGCGCGCCTACCTGGACGACGACGGCCAGGTGCGCACCCGGCGCACGGCGGCGGTGACGCTGTACCACAACCTGGCCGGCGCCCTGAGCCACGGCCTGGCGCTGATGCGCGAGCTGGAGCAGGCCTACCTCGACGCAATAGGCGAGCCGGTGTTCGGCCACCACTACAGCGAGGACGAGCTGGCGCTGTTCCAGGAGACGCGCGAGCGGATGCTCTCCACCGATGCGGCGGGCCGCAAGCTGCGCGCCGACGAGCGCCACAACAAGGCCACCAAGGGCATGCGCGGGCGGCCGCGCGGCACCGGCAAACAGGGCTCGGAGGTGTGAGATGGGCAAGCTCGCGCGGATCAGCCCCTACGTGAACCTACCGGCCGCCAGCACCCCCGAGGAGCAGTGGCAGCGCCTGCCGCAGGCCAAGCGGGCCATGGCCGAGGCGCGGCTGCGCCTGCTGCGCCCGGCGCTGGACCTGATGGGCGGGCGCGGCATCAGCCAGACCAAGGCGGTGAAGTGGCTGCGCGCCCAGGCGCGGGTGGACAACCTGCCGGACGACTGCCTGCGGGCGGTGGAGGAGCTGGGCGGGGTGCCGGGGGTGGCCACGCTGCAGCGCTGGGTCAAGGGCTACCGCGAGCAGGGCCTGCCGGGCCTGGCCGATCTGCGCCTCGGCAAGCAGCACAAGACCGAGGGCTGGGAGGCGCGGGCGGCGCAGCTGTGGCAGCGGCCGAGCCAGCCAACCTACTCGGCGGTGGCCGGCTGGCTGCAGGACGAGGGCTTCGAGGGCGTCACCTATAACAAGGTGCGGCGCTACCTGCAGAGCCTGCCCGGCCGGGTGGGCGAGAAGAGCGCGGCGCGGATGGGGGCGCACTACTACCGCCAGAACATCGGCAAGTACCGCCACATGGACGCCAGCCACCTGCCGGTGGGCTTCGCCTACCAGTCGGACGGCCACCTGTGCAAGGTCTACGTGGCGCACCCGGCCACCGGCATGCCCTGGCGCCCGGAGCTGACCATCTATATCGACGTGCGCAGCAAGTACCTGGTGAGCTGGCACCTCTCCGAGGCCGAGTCGGCGCAGACCACCATGTTCAGCCTGGTGCGGGCCGTCACCACCCACGACCACGTGCTGGCGGTGCTGCACACCGACCCCGGCTCGGGCTTTGCCAACACGCTGCTGGATGCCGAGGTGACCGGCTTTCTCAAGCGCATGAACATCACCCACATGACCGCCCACGCCGGCAACGCCAAGGGCAAGGGGCTGGTGGAGGGCTGGTTCCACCCCTTCGAGGAGCACGTGGGCAAGCGCTTCGATACCTACTGCGGGTACTGCCGCACCGACGACGCGCTCAAGGCGCTGGAGAAGAAGGTGCGCCGGGGCGATCTGAAGCTGCCGACGCTGGATCAGTACATGGACGCCATCCGGGCCTACGTCGAGCGCTACAACACCAGCGCCAAGGCGGCCCTGGGCGGGCAGGCGCCGGCCGAGCTGTGGGCCGAGCTTGAGCGCGTGCCGCCGGAGATGCCGCCGCAGACGCTGCTGCGCCCGCAGGTCAAGCGCACTGTGCGCCGCGGCGAGGTGCAGCTGTTCAACCGCACCTTCGCCAATTGGCCGGTACTGGCCGACTTCCACGAGCGCGAGGTGGTGGTGGAGTACGACTGGCACAGCTTCGCCAGCGTGACGATCCGCGACGCCGACCAGCGCTTCATCTGCGATGCCGAGCTGGTGAAGGCAGCGCCCTACCTGCCGCCCTCGCGCGTGGAGGACATCCAGCAGAACCGGCTCAAGGGTCAGGTCCGGCGCCTGCGGCACAAGGCCGAGGAGGCCGCCGCGCGGCTGCGCCCGACCTACGACCACACCGACACCCTGGACGCCATCGAGCACCTGGCGCCGGCCTCGCTGCTGGAGGAGGCGCCCAAAGAGAAAGAGGCCGACGCCCTGCCGGACATCGACCTCTACAACACGGACTACCTGGATGAGGGCCGGTAGTCCGCAGGGCATGGAAGCCCCATCGCCGGCGCCTTTCGGGGGCCTTAAAGCCGCGCCAAAGGCTGCTTTGAGACCCGCCAAAGGCTAACAACACGAACGAGAACGGAGTGTATTCCATGACCGAGCAAGACACCACCACGCGCATCGAGACCATCGCCTACCCGGCGACCTGGGGGGATCGCTACACCGAGGAGGACCAGGCGCAGACCCGCCAGGTGATCGACTGGCTCAACGAGCACCGCCACAGCCAGAGCTGGCTGGCGAAGGTCTCGCGGGTGAACGCCGGCACGCTGAACCAGGTGATCGCCGGCAAGTACACGGCGAGCCCCACCAAGTGGCTGGCCAAGCTGCTGGACGCGCTCAGCCGCCAGGATGCGCGGCGCGACATCGGCGCGGTGCCTTTCGTTGAGACCAGCATGTACCAACTGGTGAACGCGGTCTGCCAGCGCACGGCGGCCTACCGCAACGTGGGCCTGATCCCCGGCTTCGTCGGCACCGGCAAGACGGCCTGCCTGAAGGAGTACGCGCGGCGCCACCCCAACACGGTGCTGGTGGAGACGCACCCGAACATGGCCACCGGCACGCTGCTGCGGGAGCTTGCCGAGGCGCTGGAGGTGGCCGCCCCCGGCGGGCGCGGCGGCACCAACGACCAGTACTTCCTGACCCTGGTGCAGGCGCTCAAGGACACCGACACGCTGCTGGCGGTGGACGAGGCGGAGAACCTGCAGCCCACGGCGCTGGACTACCTGCGCCGGCTGCGCGACCGCGCCGAGGTGGGGGTGGTGCTGGTGGGCACCGAGGAGCTGTACGCGCTGATCCGCCCCGCGCACGGGCGCTTCGACCGCATCCGCAGCCGCATCACCTTCTGGCCGCCGATCGTCAAGGGCATCACGCGGGAGGATCACGACGCCCTGGCGCTGGCGGCGCTGGAGGAGCAAGGCGAGCCCGAGCAGGCGCTGCTGGACCGGCTGTGGGACTACGCCCAGGGCTCGGCGCGGGTGCTCACCGAGGGGCTGCTGCCGGCGCTGCGCGACTACGGCCTGCGCCAGGGTCATCAGCTCTCGGTGGGGCTGCTCGACCAGGTGGCGCAGAAGGTGCTCAACCTCAAGCCCGCGCGGGCCAACCGGGAGGCCGCATGATGCCGACCTACAGCGACGAGTACATCGAGTATTGGGGCCGGGTGTTCGAGCGTGAGGACATGCTGCGCCGCTATGGGGTGCTGTTCGTGACCTTCCTGGCGCACCCGCAGGAGATCCTGGAGGCGGTGGCGCAGCTGCCGGCGGAGATGCTGCCGCTGCTGCCCACCCAGGCCGAGGTGATGCGCCGGGAGCTGGCGCGCGAGGCGGCCGAGGCGCTGGAGCCGGCCGGGGCGGTGCTGCGCGATGGGCGGCTGATCGAGCCGCTGCACCACTGCAGCCGCCGCCACAACCCCGCCCCCAGGGAGGTGCGCCATGGCGAGCTGTGAGCACCGCTACACGATGACCGGGCCGCTGCACCCCGATCTGTTCGGCGGCTACACGCCAACTCAACACACGGTGGCGGCGCCGCGGCCGCTGCACACCTTCCTGGTGACGGTGGCGACCCTGGAGGAGGCCGAGGGGGCGCGGGTGCTGGGCGATATCGGCGAGCAGTTCGTGCCGGTGCCGGGCGGCTGGCGGCTGCAGCTGGCCGCCTGCGACGACATCCAGGCCTGCGACCTGGCGGAGGCGCTGGTGGCTTCCCGGCAGGTGCACGCGCCGGCCTGGTGGTTCGTGGCGATCCGGGCGCGGATGCTGCGCCGGGAGCCGGCGCCCTCGGAGGTGGCGCTGTGGCACGCGCTGCGGGAGGACGCGGAATGAGCGAGCCGAGGAAGGCCGCGCCGGCCGGCGACTGCAGCGCCTGCCTGCGCCTGCTGCTGGATGGGCAGATCACCTGTGTGGACACGGCCACGCTGCAGCGCCTGGTGGCCACCGGCAACCTGCTGGCGCACTACCTCCAGGAGCTGAACGCGGGCGCCCCGCCCAGCGCCTGGGCGGCGGCGCTGCCGCCGATCTGGGAGCGACTGACGGAGCGGCTGGCCGGCCGCGAGGAGGCCTCATGCCGTTGAAGGGTGTGTGCCCGGACTGTGGCCTGGCGGCCGATCTGCACGCCTTCGCCGGGGCGGCCGAGCAGAGCCAGGCGCTGGCGGCGGCGCTGGACATGCCTGCGGGACTGGGCAGCCGGGTGACGGCGTACCTGCGCCTGTTCAGCCCGCCCAAGCGGGCGCTCTCCGCCCACAAGGCCGCGCGCCTGCTGACCGAGCTGGCCGAGGCGGTGAACAGTGGCCAGGTGGAGCGCAAGGGGGAGAGCTTCGCCGCGCCGCTGGAGACCTGGAAGGCGGGGCTGGACCAGATGCTGACCAACCGCCAGACGCTGCGCCTGCCGCTCAAGAGCCACGGCTACCTGTGCGAGATCGTGGCGGGCCTGGCGCAGAAGGCGGAGGCCAAGGCCGAGGCGGCGCGCATCGAGCGCGAGCGCCACCGGCCGCGCGATGCGCCCCAGGGAGCTGCGGCGCCGGCCGGCGAGAAGGCAAGCGAGCGGCGCGGCTGGCGCCCCACCGATGCGCTGATCGAGGCGCAGCTGAAACGGATGCGGGAGGCCGCCGGCACCCCGCCCAACATCCCCGCCGAGGCGGGTTCCAACGACGAGCAAGAGGCCTAGAGCGATGACGACGAAGACCGAAGAGCAGATCCCCGAGGGGTATCTGCGCGATGCGCAGGGGCGGCTGGTGCCGCAGGAGCTGGTGAAGGAAGTGGACCGCGAGCGCGACGAGTTGGTGCGCGAGCTGGTGGCCAAGGCGCGCGAGGTGCAGCAGCTGATGGCGAAGTTCCGCGCCCAGGCGATGGACGATATCCAGGCCTTCATTCAGTTGAGCGGCGAGAAGTACGACACCCAGGTGGGCGGCAAGAAGGGCAACGTGACGCTGGTCAGCTTCGACGGCCGCTACAAGGTGCAGCGCCACATCAGCGAGCACCTGGTGTTCGATGAGCGGCTGCAGGTGGCCAAGGAGATGATCGACCAGTGTATCCACCGCTGGACCGACGGCAGCCGCTCGGAGATCCGCGCCCTGGTGGAGCACGCCTTCCAGGTGGACAAGGAGGGCAAGATCTCCACCGGCCGGGTGCTGGGCCTGCGCACGCTGGACATCACCGACCCGCAGTGGCTGGAGGCGATGCAGGCCATCAGCGACTCGGTGCGGGTGGCCGGCGCCAAGGCCTACGTGCGCTTCTACGAGCGCGAGAGCGATGGCAAGAGCTACCGGCCGATCCCGCTGGATCTGGCGGCACTGTAGGGGCGAAGCATGAGCATAGTGATGAAGTATCTGGAGCTGGGCTCGATCCTCAAGACGCCGGTCGGCGAGGTGCTGGAGGATATGGACGAAATGGGCGCCGGCACGCTCTCCGCGATGGTGACGCGCGAGGACGAGACGCCGGTCGGTGGCATCGTGCTGCTGCGGGGCGGCGATGTGGCACGCTACGCGGGGGCGCTGGAGGCCGTCACCGCCGAGATCGAGCGCGAGGAATGCGGCGAGCCGGAGATCGGCGCGGGCGTGCTGGAGGAGATCCGCACCGAACGGCGCCGCCAGCGCGCGCGCGAGGAGCTCACCCCGGAGTACGACGACCATCTCACGGACGGCAGCCTGGCCGACGCGGCGGCGGCCTACTGCCTGGCCACCTCCACCCTGGCCTGGGGTGCCGGCGCCGACCCCGAGGAGATCTGGCCCTGGCCGGAGGGCTTCAAACCGAAGGATCGGCGGCGGGACCTGGTGCGCGCCGCGGCGCTGATCGTCGCCGAGATCGAGCGGATGGACCGGGCCGGGGCGGCGGGAGGCGAGGCATGATCGAGCAGTTCGCCATCGCCCTGTTCGGCGTCACCGCCATCTGGCTCAGCCAGTCCGAGCACGAGGGCCGGCGCAAGTGGGCCAGCGTGTTCGGCCTGATCGGCCAGCCGTTCTGGTTCTACGCGGCCTGGGTGACCGGCCAGTGGGGCATTTTCTTCCTGAGCTTTCTGTACACGGCGGCCTGGTTCAAGGGCTTTCGCACCCACTGGCTGCGCCGCTTTCTCTGCGGCCGGTGCGGCGGCCGGTACGTGTGGTGGGCGGACGATGCGGGCACGCGCTTTTGCCCGCACTGCGACTGAAGCGAAACGCCGCCAGGGATGGGGCGTCGTCCGGCGGTGGCACGCCGGACCTGATGAGCAGCCGAGCGAGGTGATACAATAATGAGCACAAGCGAACGAGCCGGCCACGTATGCCCCGCGCTGACCCCGGCGCAGATCGCCCGCGGGATCAAGAGCGGCCGGTACCTGATGACCGAGCTGGGCCTGGAGCGCCTGTGCAGCCGCTGCGGCGACTACTACCCGGCCGACACCGAGTTCTGGTACTACCAGCCCTCGGCCGCGGCCGGTCTGCACAACAACTGCCACGCCTGCTATCGCGAGATCACCGGCCGGCTGTCGGCGGCGGATAAGCGGATGCTGGAGGAGCTGGCCTGTGTCTGAGAAGAGCAAGAGCAACCGCACCCGCTTCTACACCCTGCTACAGGTGGGCAAGCAGCAGCTGCGGATGGACGATGACGCCTACCGGGCGTTCCTGGCGCAGCACGGCGCCAGGGAGAAGGCCGGGCGGGTCTCGGCCACCACCATGAGCATCGGCCAGCTGATGACGGCGATCGAGGCCATGAAGCGGCTGGGCTTCACGCCGACCCAGCGCGGCACCCAGCTCTCGACGGCGAAGTGGCGGCACGCCCGCATCGCCAAGCTCAACGCGCTGTGGACGCTGCTGGCCGATCACGGCCACGTGCGCGATCGCTCCGAGGCGGCCATGCAGCAGTGGTGCCGCAACCAGGTGGCGGAGCTTGAGCGGCTGGAGTGGGCGGATGGGGCGCAGCTGAACAAGGCGATCGAGGCGCTCAAGCGCTGGTGTCACCGGGTGGGGCTTGGGGAGGAGCTGGACGAGTGAGGCTGCGCGAGGCTTACGACGAGCTGCTGACGGACGAGGTGGAGCTTGCCATGCTGCCGCCGCAGATCCGGCTGCTGGTCAACGCCTGCGGGCTCGAGGCCGCCTTCTCCCTGCTGCGGGCGCGCGGCGGTGCGCCCTACACGGTGCCGCTGAACGGCGAGCGCAGCGAGGTGCTCAGCGCCATCATGCCGGCGGAGGCGGCCCGCGCCCTGAGCCGCGCGCTCGGCGGCCGGACCCTGACCCTGCCCAAGCTGGACAAGCTGATGATCCAGGTGCGCAACCGCCGCATCCGCGCCGAGGCCGCGGCCGGGGCAAGCCTTGCCTGCCTGGCGCGGCGCTATGACTTGACCACGCGGCAGATCTCTAACATCCTTGCCGCTGACGCCTGCACCGAAGAGGACCAGCTGGACCTCTTCAACCTCTCCTAAACACCCTCCGAAACATTTCCGTATCTCTGCCCCGCGGGCGCGGCCCGTACCCTTGCCTGAAACCTTCCAGGCTACGGGGTATCGAGATGCTGCGCGCGATTGCTGACAAGTTCCGGGGCGGACCCTGGCTGATCGGGGCTCTGATCATGGTGGCCGCCATCGGCTGGCTGCACCCCTACCAGCTCGGCGTGCTGCTGTGGTCGCTGACCAAGCTGTCGCTGGGCGCCTACCTGGGCTACTGGATCGACCGCACGATCTTCTTCTACGCGCGGCCGGGCTCGCTCGACTGGCGCCAAGCCGGGCCGCACACGGCGTGGCTGCTGGCGGGCTGCATGCTGCGCCGGGCGGTCATCATGGCCGCCGCCATCCTGGCGCTGGGGCTGGGCGTATGACGCCCTGGGGCATCTACTTTCGCCAACTGGCGCGCGGCAAGGTGCCGCTGGCGCTGCGGCGGCGGGTGCCCTACATCGATCTGTGGCTCTCGGTGGTCATCGTCGCGCTGCTGCTCGCGGTGATGCTGATCAGCGAGCTGGCCCTGGGGCGCAGCGCCGAGGCGGCCATCCCTTCCGCCGCCCAGCAGCATCAGCGCGAGCTGACCCGCATCGTGCAGCAGGAGTGGGGGCTTTCCGGCTCGGTGGCGCTGCACGCGGCGCAGATTCACCAGGAGTCGAGCTGGCGGCCCAATGCTCGCAGCCCCTATGCCCACGGCCTGGCGCAGTTCACCCCGGATACGGCGCGCTGGATCGCCGAGATTTACCCGGACCTGGACGCCCGCGAAGCGGGCGGCGCTGGGGCGGGGTCGGACTTCGGGCGCGGGGCGCCGTATTCGCCCGGCTGGGCCATGCGCGCCATGGCCCGCTACAACCGCCACATCTATGACCGCCTCCAGCCCATGGAGGCGGAAACCATCGCCCACTGCGACCGCATCGCCATGATGCTCTCGGCCTACAACGGCGGGCCGGGCTGGGTCTCGCGCGATCGCCGCCTGGCCGCGGCGGCCGGCATGGACCCGGACCGCTGGTGGGATCACACCGAGCACTACACCGCCCGCGCCGACTGGGCGCGCCGCGAGAACCGCCACTACCCGCACCGCATCCTCTTCGAGCTGGAGCCGCGCTATCTGCGCGCGGGCTGGCGGGGGGTGGCGACGTGCCCGTGAGGCTGGCGGTGGGCAAGAAGCTGTGGCTGGGCCTGGTGCTCGCGCTGGTGGCGACGATCGGCGCCGTGATCTGGCAGTACCGGGCGCAGGTGATGGAGCTGGCCACGCTGCGGGTCAACTACGTGCACGCGCAGCAGGCGCTGGAGCGCACGCGCCAGGCGCTGGCCGAGGCCGAGCGCGAGCGGGCACACCTGGAGACGGTGCTGGCCGAGCGCGAGGCGGCGCGGTCGCAGGCGCAGGCGCGGGCCGAGCGGCTGCGCCAGCAGATCGAGGAGCTGAGGCGAGCCGATGCGGATGTGGACGAATGGGCCGGCCAGCGCGTGCCTGCTGCTCTTCTTGAGCGGCTGCGCGACGGCGCCGGCCGTGGTGACTGAGGTCGAGCTGCAGCGGGTGCACCCGCCGGGGGCGCTGCTGGCGCCCTGCCCGGTGCCGACACTCACGGGGGAGACCAACGCGGCGCTACTGGACTGGGCGCTGACACTACGCGAGAGGCTGGAGGCCTGCGATGCAGATAAGGCGGCGCTGCGGCGCTGGGTAGAGGGGCACTAAGAGGCGGCTATGGATAACGAACAACAACGCGGCGTGGCAGGCTTTCACCGCCAGGCGCAGGACACCCAGCAGCGGATGCTGATGCTCATGGTGGAGATGCGCACCGAGCTTGGCGCCATCCGCGAGCTGGTGACCACCCAGGGGCGGCACACCAATCAGCGGATCGATGACCTGCAGAAGGCGCTGGACGCGCGGCTGCAGGCACAGGAGAAGGACATCGACGACCTCAACCAGTCGGTGGGGCGCATCGCGCTCAAGAGCGCCGGAACCGGCGGCCTGGCCGGCGGCGTGACCGCGATCGCCGTGGAGCTGGTGAAGCAGCTGATTCAGGGGGGCTGATGGCGCACCCGAAGGAGACGCGCCAGGCGGTGCGCAAGGCCTACGTGGAGGACCGCATGCCGTTGACGCAGGCGGCCCAGCTGCAGGGCGTGCGCTACGAGACGGCGCGGCGCTGGAAGGCTGACGCACGGGGCAGCGGCGATGACTGGGACCGGGCGCGCATGGCCGACCGGATCGCCAGCGGCGGGCTGGGAGATCTGACGGCGGCGGTGCTGGATGATTTCATCCGGCTGTTCCAAGGCACGCTCGAGGCGCTGCGCAGCCACGAGGGCGACCCGATCCTGCGCGCCGAGGCGATCAGCCGCCTCTCTGATGCCTATGCCAAGACGGTGAAGGCGGCCGGCGCGACCAACCCGGAGCTGTCCAAGCTCGGCACGGCGCTGGAGGTGACCAAGCACCTGGCGCAGTTCGTGCGGCAGGAATACCCGCAGCACACCGAGGCCTTCCTGGAGATTTTGGAGCCCTTTGGCGAGCGTCTGAGCGAGATCTATGGCTAAGGTTCAACTTCAATCCGGCACGCTCTATCAAGGCGACGCCCTGCGGGTGCTGGCCAATCTGACGTCGGAGTCGATCGACGCGGTGGTGACCGATCCGCCGTACTCAAGCGGCGGCGCCTTTCGCTCCGATCGCCAGGCCTCCACGCGCGCCAAGTACGTCACCTCCGGGCAGAAGGAGATCCTGCCCGACTTCGAGGGCGACAGCCGCGACCAGCGCGGCTATCTGGCCTGGGCCACGCTGTGGCTCTCCGAGTGCTACCGGCTGATGCGGCCGGGCGCGCCGATCTGCATGTTCAGCGACTGGCGCCAGCTGCCGATCAGCACCGACGCGCTGCAGGCGGCCGGCTTTAGCTGGCGCGGCATCGCGGTGTGGGACAAGACGGCGGGCGTGCGCCCCGCCAAGGGCCGCTTCCGCGCCCAAGCGGAGTACGTGCTGTGGGGCTCCAAGGGCGCCATGCCCCCCCCCCGCTCGGACGCGCCGACGCTGCCGGGCGTGTTCACCTGCGCCCCGCGCAAGGGGCCGCGGCTGCACCAGGTGGGCAAGCCCGAGCCGGTCATGGCGGAGCTGGTGCGCATCGTGCCGGCCGGCGGCCTGGTGCTGGACCCGTTCATGGGCAGCGGGACCACTGGAGTGGCGGCGCTGCGGGCGGGGCTGGGCTTCGTCGGGGTGGAGATGTCGCACGGCTACTACCAGGTGGCGGTCGATCGGCTGCTCGCCGAGCAGCGGCGGCTTGCCGCGGCAGAGGGTGCGCATGGCTAAGCTGACGCGCCGGCAGTTCGAGGCCCAGCTGGCGGAGTTCGCCGGCCAGCTGCGCAGCCGTATCGAGGCGGAGGTGGACGGCTTCGCCACCGATCCGGCCGCGGCGGCCGAACGTGTGCGCCGGCAGCGTGACGACTTCCGCTTCTTCTGCACCACCTACTTCCCGCACTACGTCGGCAACGAGCCCTCGGTGTTCCACCAGTGGGTGGCCGAGGAGCTGGCGCCCTCGCTGCGCCAGGGCAAGGGCAACAAGTGGGCGGTGGCGGCGCCGCGTGGCGAGGCCAAATCCACCCTGGTGACTCAGCTGTTCACGCTGTGGTGCGTGCTCAACGGCTGGAAGTGGTACACGGTCATCATCATGGACACCGCCGACCAGGCGGTGACTATGCTGGAGGCGGTGAAGGCGGAGCTGGAGAGCAACCCGCGCCTGGCGCAGGACTTCCCGGAGGCGGCCGGGCGCGGGCGGGTCTGGCAGATTGGCGTGATCGTCACCCGCGGCAACCGCAAGGTGCAGGCCTTCGGGGCGCTCAAGCGCCTGCGCGGTCTGCGCCACGGGCCGCACCGGCCGGATCTGGTGCTGCTGGACGATATCGAGAACGACGATAACGTCCGCTCGCTGACCCAGCGCGACAAGCTCACCGCCTGGCTGAACAAGGCGGTGCTGAAATTGGGGCCGCCGAATGGCTCCATGGATATCGGCTATATCGGCACCATCCTGCACTACGACTCGGTGCTGGCACGCACCCAGAGCCGGCCGACCTGGCGGGCGCGCACCTTCCGCGCCGTGATCGAGTGGCCGGACCGGATGGACCTGTGGGACCGCTGGGAGGAGCTGCTGCTCAACGAGGGCGAGGCGGTGGCCGATGCCTTCTATCAGGAGCGGCGCGAGGAGATGGAGCGCGGCGCCGTGGTCAGCTGGCCGCAGGTGCGCCCGCTGATCTCGCTGATGAAGGCCCGCGCCGACGACCACGACGCCTTCGCCTGCGAGATGCAGCAGGACCCGGCGGCCGGCCAGAACTGCCCCTTCTCCGAGTCGCTGCGCTACTGGGTGCAGCCGTGCCGGCAGTGGGTGTTCTTCGGCGCCTGCGACCCCTCCCTGGGAAAGAACAACGCGGGGCGCGACCCCTCGGCCATCCTGGTGGGCGGCTTCGATCGCGAACACGGGGTGCTGGACGTGGTGGAGGCGCAGATCAGCCGCCGGGTGCCCGACCGGATCATCTCCGACATCATCAACCTGCAGGCGGAATACCTTTGCCTGGTTTGGGGCATCGAGACGGTGCAGTTCCAGGAGTTCCTTCGCTCGGAGCTGGTCAAGCGCTCGGCGGCCCAGGGTGTGCCGGTGCCGGCGCGCGGCATTACCCCGCACGTGGACAAGGCGTTGCGCATCGAGTCGCTGCAGCCGCACTGCGCCAACGGCCTGATCCGCCTGCACCGCTCGCACCACACCCTGATATCGCAGCTGCGGCACTGGCCGGAAGCGGATCACGACGACGGCCCGGACGCGCTCCACATGCTGTGGATGCTGGCCACTACAGGCATGGGCCAGCAGGGGCGCGTGTTCGCCCGGCGCCGCCGGGATAGCCTGGATCTACGAGGTTACGACGGATGAGCATGACCCCTTCGGATATGCGACGGATGAGCCGCTCGCTCTTGCAAGGCGCGCAGGCCGGCCGCGACAGCGACCCCGCCTTCTATCACTCGCTCGCGGTGCTGCCCAACCCGGACGTGGTGCTGCGCAAGGCCCGCAAGAGCGAGGCGGTGTTCGATGCCATTCAGGCCGACGCCCACGTGATCGGCGAGCTGCGCGCGGTACGCGCCGGGCTGCTGCGCTACGAGCACCGGGTGGTGCCTGCCGGCGACTCGCCGCAGGAGCAGCGCGCGGCGGATCTGTGCCGTAAGTGGATGAGCCAGAGGCCGGCGCCGGGCATGACCTGGCCGGACGTGATCTGGAACATGGGCACTGCGGTGTTTCGCGGCTTTCGGGTGCACGAGCTGGAGTGGGCGCGCTACGGCAACGAGCTGATGCCGGCGGCGATCGTGGACCGGCCCAACCGCCGCTTCGCCTTCGGCCACGACAACACGCTGCGGGTGCGCACCCGCGAGCACCCCGCCCTGGGCGTGGAGGCCGAGGAGTTCCGCTTCCTGGTCACCCGCCATATGCCGAGCTTCGAGAACCCCTACGGGCAGGCCCTGTTCTCCTCGTGCTTCTGGCCGTACACCTTCAAGCACGGGGGCTTCAAGTGGTTTGTGAAGCTGTGCGAGCGCTTCGGCCTGCCGTTCCCGCTGGGCAAGTATCCGGCCGGCACCCCGGACCATGAGCAGGCGCAGCTCGCGCAGGCCCTGGAGGATCTGGTGGAGGCCGGCTATGCGGTGATTCAGGACGGCGGCGCCATCTCCATGCTGGAGACCAGCAGCCAAGGCAGCACCCCGGTGCAGCAGCTCCTTATCCACGAGTGCAACCGGGAGATGAGCAAGGCGCTCACCAGCCAGACACTGGCCACCGAGATCAACGAGACCGGCGCCCGCGCCGCCTCGGAGACTGCCCGCGAGCGCGAGGGCTCGGTGCACGAGTCCGACCGCGAGGTGATCGCCTACACCCTGGACGAGGCCTTCCGCTGGATCACCTGGCTGAACGTCGGCGTGGACGTGGCGCCGCCCACCTTCGAGTTCTTCGAGGAGCAGGCCGCGCGCAAGGAGCGGGCCGAGGTCTACGAGATCGCCATCAAGCACTCCGACCGCGTGAGCCGCCGGGCCATGCACAAGGAGCTGAATATCCCGATGGCCGAAGACGATGAAGACGCCATCCCGCAGACCGCCCCGGCAGCTGCGCAGTTCAGCGCGCCGAGCTGCAGCCACTGCGGTGGCCACCACGAGTTCAGCCAGGCCGGCGACGATCTCCTGGACGCCGCCGACCGCGCGATCGAGCGCGACTACATCAACCCGGTGGCCGAGATGCTGACCCAATTCGAGCGCGATGGCCGCAGCCTGCGTGAGTTCCAGACCGAGCTGGAGAAGCTGTTCCCGCGCCTAGATGCCGGCGGCCTGGCCAAGCTGACCGCCGACGCCCTGGCGCACGAGTACTTGAAGGGGGGCGACGGTGCCCGCTGAGGTTCAGCTTGCCGGCCTGCCCGCCGAGGAGGCGATCGAGCATCTACGCACCAAGCTGCGGATTCCCACCCAGCACTGGGACGATCTGCGCGGCGAGATCCACGCCAAGGGCTTCACCGTGGCCGGCGCCACCAAGGCGGACCTGTTGCGCGACCTCCACGAGGCGATCGCCGGCACCCTGGCCGAGGGCGGCAACATCACCGACTTTCGCCGCCAGTTCGATCAGGCGGTAGAGCGCCACGGCTGGAGCTACAAGGGCAAGCGCGGCTGGCGCACCCGCGTGATCTACGACAACAACCTGCGCACCGCCCACATGGCCGGGCGTTGGGCGCAGATCCAGCGGACCAAGGAGCGCCGGCCGTACCTCCAGTATCTGACGGTGGGCGACTCGCGGGTACGCGATGAGCACCGCCAGTGGGATCGCCTGGTGCTGCCGGTCGATGACCCCTTCTGGGATACGCACTACCCGCCGAACGATTACGGCTGCCGCTGCACGGTGCGCACCCTATCCGAGCGCGACCTGGAGCGGGAGGGCCTGGCCGCGGGCTCCAGCCCCACGGTCCGCCGCACCGAGCGCGTCAACACTCGCACGGGCGAGATCTACGGCGACGTGCCGGAGGGGCTGGGCGTAGGCTGGGACTACAACCCCGGCAAGGCCTGGATCGGTCAGGACGCCGCCTTCGGCCAAAAGCTGATGGAGCTGCCCCGCGCCATGCGCCAGGCCGCCCTGGCTGAGCCGACCCCGCCCGGCAGCGCCGCCGGCTTTCGCCTGTGGGCCGAGCAGCTGGCCGGCTCCGGCGATCGCCCGGCCGGTGAGGCGCGCTCGCTTTCCTACCTGCGCGCCCGCACATTGGAAGGGATGGAGCGCAACGGCTCGCCGACCACCTCGGCGCTGGTTATTGCCCGCGACCGGGAGCTGCGCGAGAGCGTCCGCCGTCATGGCTTGGCCGCTGATGATCTTGAGGATCTCTACCGGAACCTGTCCGCACCGGAGGCAGTGCTGCGAAGCCCGAGCACGGGCGAGCTGATGTTCGTGGTGCGCGCTGGCGACAAGCGCCTGGTTGCCCGCATCGAGACCCTGGAGGCGCTACCGCAGAACGACGGCCGCCGGGCTTTCGGTGCTCATCTGCTGGAGAGGTTGCAGGACGCCAGCGAGATCGACGCCACCTGGGGGAGCCGGTACCAGCTCCTGGAAGGGAGGTTATAGTGGCGTTTGAGGGGGATCAGCGGTATCTTTAAGGGACATTTTCTTACCGAGGTCCGCGCTTTTTCCTCCCGGTTTGTCTCATCTACAACGCAAACTCGGTGACCCGCTCTAGACTCTGCTTCTTCATCATCTACAACAACTTACGTTGTTTTCGCTTCTTTCCTCTTCGTCTCTTTATTAACATCACCCCACA